CGGCTCTGGCGTCGCAGTTCCGTCGTCAGTTTCTTGCGCGTCTGCCGCTGGCTGTCCTGCGGGAATGCGTTGCGGGCGGCGCGAGCGACGATCGAATCAAAATCGATCCGACCGCCTCGTGCTTGTGCCCGCTGTAGCTCCGGCACGACTTCTGCTTGCAGCATACGGACGCGGTTTCGATACGCAGCCGACGACTGGTCCATATCCGTACCGGCCCCCTTGCCCAGCAGATCCGACCACTCATCGCCGAGCTTCCCGATCGCCACATCGAACTGTGTGGCGAACATCTGGGCCTGCTGCTGGCGGAATTGGTCGGTGATCTGTTGGACGGTCGGCGCGAGGGCGGCGAACGCATCCTTCATGGCTCTCAACTGAGCCGAATAGTGTTGTTCCATCGCCCGGATCGGCTTGACGATCTCCGGGCTGAGTTCTTCTTCGTTAAGCTCTAGCTTGAATTCTGCCTCGTTGGCTTGACTTGTGGCGGTCGTGTTGTTCTGTCCGGCCCTGCCGTTGCCATTCCCATTGTATTGTTGGGCCATCCGCTCTGACTGCTGGGCCAGCGTGTACAGCGCCCGCTCGGTCGCCTTGCGGCCCCCGAACTGGCGAACGTCGGCAGCGTTCAGGCCGAGCCGGTGGCCGATGTCGAGCAGTTGGTCGTCGATGACGTTGTCGTCGGAGTCGCCAGGATCGTCCGTGTCGTCAGTGACCTCTCCGTTGTCGTCCGGGTCGGACTTGGTTTCGTCCGGCTTTGGACCTGCTTTCGAACTAGTCTGGCCGCGGAGGTCCTCGACTTCCGCCGCCATCTTCAGTCGCTCCGGCGAAGCCGTCGGCTCGCCGAGGTCGTATGGACTCTCCTCGACCACCCGGACCTCAAGTGGTCCGGCGTCTGCGCCGCGTCCGGCGTCTGCGCCGCGTCCGGTCGGCTTGGCCGGCCCGGTCTTGACGGTCGCGGTCGCGCCGTCCGACTCTATCGTCGGGATTCCGCCGCCGTCGTTGGGGTCGAGCGGGTTGAACATGTCGTCAGCCATAATCATCGTCTCGCGTAAATAGGAAGTCCCTTGAGGCTACGGCCCACTACCGTGCCTGAATGCCGCTGTGCCTTCCCTGTCCCATTCCGTCCGGCCAGCGCGTCTTGCGCGGCCTGCGCCGACAGAATGGCCTGCGACGCCGGACTCATCGGGGCGGCATTCTGGGCGGCCCGGTCCGCACTGTTCCACGTGGAACCGGTCCCTTGCGCGTTCCGCAACTCCGCGTCGGTTTGCCGCCGGATACTCTCCGGCGTGCCGATGGCGCTGCCGCCGATCTGACCCGGCGCTGGCCAACCTGTCGTGCCCATCGCCGGATTGCTCTGATAGATCGGGTCGCTCGTCTGGCCGGTCGGTCTGCCGAATATGTTGAAGCCCGGACGAAGGCCGGGAATACCTTCGAGGCCGCCGAACAGCCCGCCCGGAACCGTCCCGTTACCGGGCCTCGAAACGGCTTGCTCTGGCGGCCTACTTCCTGGAATACGCTGCGGCACTACCGGCTGGCCAAAATTAGGCAGCGGGTAATGGTTCTGATACTGCGGCGGCTGCATCGGCAACTGGCCGAGCGTCTGGCCCATCCGGTACGGGTCTTGCGCGCCGAAGAATGTGCCGAGTGCACGTAGAAACGGCGGGAGGTTGCGTCCAACGGTTGCCACTAGCGTAACTCCTTCGCGGCGCAGACGCCGGTCGTCGCCATCAGAGGTTCCTTGGTGCCGGGTCGCCATATCCGGCGTTGCGGTCGTACAGACCGATGGCCCGCAGATACTCGCGCCGGTGCTTAGCTGTACGGAGTACCGCGCGCCCGTCGGGCGTGAACTCTGTCGGAACTCCGACCTCTTGCGACTCAGCGCGCGCATCCGCTATCTGGTCTGAGTGGACGCCTGCAGCGTCGCTAAGGATCGGCCACGTCGCATGGTTGCGGCGTCGGCAGCCCTGGTGCTCGGCCGCCAAGTCTCGGAATAGGCGGGTGCCGTCCGGTAGACAAATGGATCGCCTTCGCTTCCCTACGGGGAAGGCGCGTGCAACCGTTTGGCTGCGGTCTTCAGTGCTATATAGATAGGTGGGCGTCTAGCCCGCCGCGCTCTGGGACGGTTGCGGTGCGGACAGCATAGCCTGCATCATCCGCTGACTGTCATTCATGCCGGACCCGGCTGATCGGCTGACCCTGACGTTCGTTCGCGTAGTCGCCGCCGGTTTCGCGCCAGCTTGCATCGGCGCATTACCCTTCGGTTGCGGCTCACGACCGGTCGGCGTGAATGTCAAGATCTCATCTAGCTCCGGCATATCGGCGTACCGGGCCACGGTTCGAGCGTAGCCCTCGAAATCTATACCGATTCCTTGCTGCTGCATCAAGGGGAGGAACGGACCGATCGACTGCATGAAGCTCTGGACGACTTGCAGCCGCATCGCCGGACTCTTCGGCTCCATGCTGTACGGCACGATATCGAAGTTGTAGTCCAGAAATTCACCGGCCCGCACATCCTGATTGAATCTAGCCACCACCGACCGGTCGGTCCCGCTTACTTGTCGCGGAACCTCATCGTCGGCCAGCGGATCATAGAAGTGGTACCAGCTCAAGTCACGTCCGATGTCCCGGGTGAAGCTGACGACCCGACTCTGCATCTCGCCAACTCGTCGGCTGGCCGACGCCTGCAACATCTCCTCCTGGCCGAGCGTTCCGGCCTGCGATCCCAGGCCGCCAAGCTGATCCAAATTCCCAGTAAACGTTTTGAATATGTCGGTGGTGTGCATTCCGAACCCCAGCGTCGGCTGCTGAAGACCTCCGAACCGGATCGTGCCGAGTCCGCCGGGATGATTGAAATATTTGAACTCTCCGTCCACCGCCTCAACGGCCCGCTTGGCGTCGTCGGCTGAAGCGCCGGTAGCGGTCCCCACTTCCTTCTCGCGTCGCGCTTGCCTGGCGCACTTCCGATACAGCTCGTTGCTGAGCAGGTGCAGGTCCATCGCGGCAGCGACCGGCGGAAGCGGCATCAGGTTGCCCGGAACCTCGTAGTAGCTGAGGATGTGGTACGGACCGGCTTCCGGCCCCTCCCACTTCACCGCCGCCAGCACAATGTCTTCCTGATCGTTCGGGACCGTCACGATCAGTTGCTCGCTAGGTAGATAGATGTCCCAGCAGTCGACCTTGTCGTCGTACTCGTCGCCCTCGCCGGTCTGTCCGAAGCTAAGCTCATCGCTGACCCCACCCTCTTCGCCCCGCGCTGCCGTCCGGGTGGAGGCAGCCAGATTCTCACGACTCGCGTTGAATCGCGGATTCGACCGTGCTTCCTCTAGCGGCATCCGGTACCGATCGCCCATGTACTGGCACTGGCCCCACTTTCTAGCCGAGCAATCAAAGCAGAAATCGTCGAAGCTGACGGACTCCGCGCCCTCGTCATAGATGTTGAGTTCCCCGAAGTCTGGGTCGCTCACGACTCCGCTCAGCAGCATCCGCCCGACCTTCACGACCCCCACGCTGAACATGCTCTCCCGTACCGCCTCGCGCAGCGTGTCCCGCAATCTCATTTGTCCGACGCGGTGATTAACGACCGCCTCAAGGTCCAGACTGGCCGCCTTGAGCTTCCGGTACTTAGTGGTGATGAGAAATCGCGGATCGCGCGCCACCAGATACTGACAAAGAATGTCGACTTGCAACGCGATCAGGTTCACCGGCACCGGACCAGCCGTGCCCTCGTCGCTGTAGTGGTGGCCGACGTACTGACGCAGCGCGTCCAGCCGCTTCTCGCGGAACGGACGGAGCTTCCGACGACTGTACCGCATCGACTCGCGGAGTCGGCTCAAATCGTAGGGATTCTCGGGATCAAACGGCATTTAATCCGCCCAGAACGTCTCATGCACGAACATCGGATCTGGCGGACCGTCATGGTTGAGCCAATACTCGATGCCGAACGGCACCTCAACGTTACGGAACGCGGCCTCGCTGCCCGGCGGCTGCAAGTGCGGACGCAGCTTCTCGAACGCGGCACGCATTGCTTCGCTCCGCTCGACAAGCCGTACAGGCTCACCATCAATCACCAAATCCGTCCAAGGCCCTACCATTTTAACCACCCGTCCTCCAACCGCGCCACCCGCTTCTGGCTCTCCAGATACCGGTCCCAGAAACAACCCTTGGGCACCACCGTCCTGTCCTCCGGCTTCATTCTAGGTAGTGCCAGCATCTGCTTACAAGCCAGCGCGTCCGCCACCACCCGGTCGCCGTGGTTCTTACGCGCGCCAGACGGATCAACCGTCCGGACCGCCCCACTGTGCTCCACGTCGCCCGTCCGAGTGTAGCAGTACATCCGGCACTCCTCCAACGCCCAGAAGCTCCGGTTGACGAACCGCCCGTCCTTCAACGCCCGCCGGTACTCGCCGTGCAGCACCATCTTGGTCTTCGGAGTCGCCCAAAAGCCGGGACTGTCGGTCGGCTTAGATTGCGTGCGGTGATCATCGGTCCTGAAGTAATAGTTGCCGTAACCGGCCCGCACAACCGTCTGGCCGAACGTCAGGCCGGGACCCGGACACTCCCAGATCATGTGACAGCAGCCGCCCTCATCGTGCCCGCCGAACCACCGACCCAGCGCCACGCAATACTCCGCGAAGCTGGTCGGCTCCATGTTGGGCGTCGCAAACTCCGCAATCTTCTCGCCGCTCAGCCCCTCCACCACACACGCTACACTGTTGGTACTACCGCTCCCGGCCGCGCAATCAACCCCCATGAAGTAGACGCCGCGAGGGTCCGGCTTGCCGTCGACCAACTCCGTCCATAGCCGCAGCCGACCGCCCGGCAACATCGGACGCTCCTGACCGGCATCCCCGCCCTGCGCCCGGACGAACCCGACCGGCCCAAGACTCCGCCGGTCAAACTCAAGCTCCCCCACGGCCGTCGGCTCCCGAACGTCCTGAGCCTGACACCGATCAAGCACCTCATTCTCGTAGAACTGATAGTCGGAACCGAGATCATCCAGGTCCAACTCCTGCGCGATCTCGATCGGATGCGCGGCCCGCCGACACTGCTCGTCATACCACGGACTACGCCGCCGACCCTTCTCGTCCAGATACAAACCCTCGGCCCGCTCCGGATGCTGCCACCAGTAAACCTTATCCCGCTCGATCTCCGAGTTGCGCTCCAGGTCGTAGAACGCCGTACCGGCCCCCTTCGGCGTACTGATGAAGAAACGAGACCGGGTCGCCAGTTGCGTCGAACGCAGAATCTCGTGCCCGTTCTCTACCGCCGCAAACTCGTCCAGAATAATGGCCGTCGGAGTCGCACCACGAGCCAAATCCTGGTTGGTACTGCTGCCGTTGATGACCGAATTGCCAGGCCTCCCGTACCCAATGTGCAGCTTCCGACGCGTCCGGTCCGCACACTTCAGGAAATCAGGCAGATGGTCCTCGATGAAGTCGAACTTCCACATCAGACTGGCCGGATCGCCACGCCGATCCACCAGATTCTCTACCCGACTCGCCAGAATGAAATTCTGGTACGGCTTGTTCCGACAAAACCAGTCCACAACGGAGGCAATCAGCCAACTCGCGCCAATCTGCCGACTCTTCTTGATGTGCCGATCCGCCCGGCCGAGCTTCTGAGTCCAAACGTTGATCAGATCAACCTGGAACGGCCAAAGCGCAAACGGAACCACCGGATCGTCCGGATGATCCTTCGGATCGTACGTCCAGACGAAATTGTTGACGTAGTAGCAGCAGTCCTCAGCGCATCTCTTCAGGACCGCCGCCCGGACCGCCGGATCAGACTCGCACCGCCCAATCTGCCACGCCCGGTACTCCGCCACCTTCGCCCGGTCAGTCGGAAACCGACGCCTGACCGAAGACTCAAGAGACCTCGCCCCTATCAGCCGCCCACCATCGTCCGGGTCAACCGCCGGAACCATCCGGGTCCGTACCCCATTCTCCAAACGAGCAAGAGCAATAGAGTCAGGCATTAGAATGCTCTTCAACTACACGCTGGCCAGGCGGAAGAGAAAGGTCGCACCGTACAAGCGTACGCGCCATTACCGACAAGCCAATCACAGGAACCCGAACCACCCGGCCAATCATCATCCCGTAATCGTGGCCAAGACAAGGCAAATCAAACATGCACATCAGTTGATGCCACTCCGCAAGACTGATGCGAATTGTCCTGGTAGACAGCAGATCCGCAGACGATTCCTCAGATAAATTAACCCCATCTAGACAACAGACCCTA